GTAGCATCTACGGGGACCTCGTGAGTAGTTATGTTTCTTTCCCTGCTATTTCCAGACCCATCAGAGTAATCATTCATAACAGCAATTCTATTATCATCCCCATTTGCTTCATCGTCCCCACCAGCCTGTCTAGCATGAACATAAGCATCCAAGCTAGTTGAAGCAGCCCCATCTATACCTTGCATATTAATACGCAATTTAATCCAATCGGCGTCCAAAGGAACTGAGTCCAGTGCCCCCCACTCATTATCAGCGCCAGAGCCTGTTGGCCCGATACTTTCCCACGTGGAGATGGTTACGACTGTTGATATAATTATTGGAGTATCTGAAATATTAGGGTTCTCATTGGCATTGTTCACGAATGTACCGGCTGGGGCAGCCCTACGAGTAGTACCAGAACCTATATCTAAGGTACCACTTATATCTGCACTACCATTTACATCTAAACCCGATAGTGCCTGGGTACCGGCAACAACCCCCGGAACCCTATTAAGATCTGTAGAATTGGCAGTTAAAGCAACATCTTCATTTAGCTTCGGGCTGGTCAGGGTTTTGTTTGTAAGTGTTTGAGCACTGGTAAGGTCAGCTATCGCAGCACCAACAACTGCCTGGAGCTTGGCAAAGTCTGCCGCCACAACACCTTGGGAGTGGAGTTGATTTAATTCAATATAAGTGGTAGTAAGGGCGGCTGCGAGAGTAGCTGCGGCATCTACTTGCGAGTATGTAGCCGATAAAGAATCAATAAAGGCTGCAGCTGCGTTTACTGCTGAGATAGCGGCAGTTAGACCAGTTATATCCGCTGGGGCAACTGCTAAACCAGAAAGATTATCAACCTGTACTTCTAGTGTTTCATTTCCCCCATCATTACCCTCAGTTAGGGAAATATGAGAGCCGGCGGTTAACTTCCCGTTAAGAGCCCCAGGGGTTGAATCATTAGCAGATATTATTATACCAGACCCAGCCGCTATAGCAGCAATAGAGGCAAACAGCTCAGCCATATCCCCATTGATTTTGGTAAGAATGGCTGATTTCACGCTATCAGTGCCGGTAATTGTATCCTGACTCATACTAACCTCCTAGCCACCTACATGTCGAGTGGGCGAATGTGTCCTTCAACCGAATTAAAAGTGATACGGTTCCCAGCGAGAAGTACATTATGGATACGGAATTGGATGTCGTAGCATTCTATCTGCACCCAAGCGTCAGTCAATGAGAGGGTAGGATCAATAAGAAAATAAGCATCATCCGCGTCCATGGTAAGATCAGATACCGTTAATCTATCATCTATTGGAAGAGAAAAATCAATACTGATAGCGGGGGAAGCAAACTCTCGATTTACATATATAGAAAACGAGAACTGAGCCCCAGTCTTACCCCCTATATCAAGCTCAAATCGGTCCAGTATTATAGCATCGATATGGGGTCGAACGTAAGCCGTGCGTAGATCAAATCTCATATGATTGGTAGTTAAATCTTTATATTCGGTTTGATCCATTTTATATACTATTCCGTTGGAGCAACCAATTAACATATTGCCATTGATAAATTTTATCATGGTAGGTATAATACAAGTTCGAATGTCAACCCCAGAATCATAAGGGCTACCGGAGTCATCCCGAACATATAAAGTAGAGAACCCAGACCCATCATTATCCCCCCACCCCCACTCATGATCGTTGAGAGCCCCAACTGTTCCCTCAGTTAGGGGTATTCCATCAATTAGTACTGCATCTGGTTTGGAGGATACTATAGGATCCCCAGACCCTAAAGCTATCATCAATTCCCCCTCGGAGTCGTACATTGTTTCCCCCAAGGAGTCCACCATAATCTCAGCCCCAGCATTACCTAAATAATACTCATTGGTACCCCCGGACGATGTAATCCATAAATAGGATTGAAGTACCTGCAGAGTAAACTCGTACTCTGCCCACGGGAACCTAAGCTTCCGATTGAGGACGGATGGAATAAGAGTATGACACACCAAAACCCTATGATATGAGGGGAATGTCATCCATATCTGGCCGGTAGTCGGGTAATACTCCAACGCGGAAGCATTAACATCCCAATATTGATCAAGTCTATCAGAAATAGGATCAGCATAGGGAGAGGTCCTCATATCCCCAAACTCCTGAACTCCAACGAAGTTTGCCACTACATCAGAGTTTGCGAACCACATATCATTGGTAGTAGCTACTAAAGTCTTGTGAGTAGCCCAGGATCTCTGGAATACCGCAGGTAACGGACCCAGTGAGTTTGCAAATAAAAGGTTGATCTTTCTTGCCGAACACATACAACTCATTATAGAAAGAGATGATAGAACCAATGGGATAGTTATTGGCGTTATCATCAACTGATCCCACATACCCACCACCATCAGAGGTAGACCAGTCCAGGAAAGTAATATTACCAAACCAACATAGACCAGGATTATCAGGATCGCCAGCGACAAAGGGGCGTTGCCCATGAATAGCACCAAACGCGGCCTTAGGTGGCCTACCTGGGCGCAAAGACATAATTGGGTCTTTGGTTGCATCATTATGCCAAGCGGCAGAATAGAAGGAACTGGCTGCACCACCGGAAGCAACATCCGTACAATTCACATCCACATGGTGGGAAGCATCCCCATTATCATAGTCAACTGTAATATAATAATCGGTGCTGGGTCCCATCTCCTCGGTTATGTCGGAGGAGGAGAATGTTACCTCATATTCAGTGACCACGGCTGCCAGATTGGTAGCGATTGGTGCTTGAACCAAAACCTTCGAAGCAATAGATGAACTATCGGATTGCTTACGTATGTTAACCACTATATTTTGATCGTCGGTGCCGGTATACCCATCACCTATACGAGTAAGGCTCACTGTAATGGTAGTGGGAGGAATAGTATACCCAGCATCCCAAGCTTGAGAGGAAAACTTAGCCGCAACTAAGGTAATAGTTCCATTACCTAAGGCTATAACCGAATCCTCGGATCCATACCTATTGTTGTATTGATAGGCTGAACTTCCATCCTCTCCATTATCGTAGGCGATTTTTATAGTAATGAGGTTGTCCAGGTATTTTACATATGATCCGTCTAATAGGAGACATACTCCGTTGTAGGGGAGAAGAAAAGTAGCTCCCTCAAGTGTACCTATAGAAGTGGGTACCCCAGAATTATTATAATATAGAACGTCGTTGGAATCAACAAACAACTCCCGCATAGTGCCTGATATTGGGCAGTACGTTCCATCCTTAGCCGCCCCAGTCCCGGTAAAGGAAGAGGAAGTATGGGCCGAGATGGGATTACGTGTTTGTACCTGTCCGCCCTTTACTACACGAAAATTAACCAGTTCCGAGCATTCAGTTGGGCCGATCTGGGATGCCGGTATAGAAGTATTTAACCCGTGGGGAAAACCGAGAAATTTTATTGGAGGAAACTGTCGGTACTGACGCTGGGGACGCGCAGATACTCCTGCTCTATTAATTAGATCCCAATCCATAATATACTCTCCCTTACACTCCAGGAACGGAGAAAAAATCTGACTGACTACGCCGTTTTCTAATACCGTGACGATACACTTCCTGTGTACAATCAATCTCGATGCCCACAAGTTCTGCTACAACTAAGGAATTATCCCTACCATATACTTTATTAATGGCGTATTCAAGTCTCGCCACCATATAGGTATCCCAAATTCCATCCCAGGGGATATCATCATCGACAGCGGAAAGCTCTAGATCTGAAAACGAACCCCAATGTAAGATATGGAGGGTAGTATACGTATCGTCAGGAACGGGGAGTAGATAGACATAACCGTCGGATCCTAAATAGTATCGTTCGGGGGAACCGGTCTCACTATCAACTGCATAATGCACCTTGTCCTCCTCGACACCTTCCACTAGGAACCATTCTTCGTCATCCATCCATACCCCGTCTTGTAAAAAACCGGAGTGAGAAAAGGAGGGGTTATATGAAGGAGTACCATCCACTAAAGCAATATCATGCTGGGAGTAGACAAGGTTAGATTCCAACTCTACCATATTCTTCCAGCACTCCTTCAAAGCCCTATTCGCTATCGGAAGGAGACTGGATGACGGGGCCAGATTGGAACGAGTAGTAAGAGTTCGCGTATTGAATCTGGCTTCATCTATAAGATCTGATAAGGTGGCCATTATCTACTCCTAGCAATTGTTAGCGTCTGCCTTGGATTTCACTTTTTATTTCAACAGAATACATAGGCAAACGTCTGTGGACGATTATGGTTCCATCCTCTTCCCTGACAGTGGCGCGAAAGCCGGGAAAATTTTCCTCAGCCTTCCGGAGCGGATCTTCCGCCTGATATACAGCAGATTCCGAGGGGATCTCAATTTCATCTTCCTCCACAGCGTCTCGCAGAATTGAAATGTGATATCCATATAGGGTTGTCTCTTCCCCTGGGTTTAGTACCCTTTTTTTCAACCCAACACAGTGAACGGAAATTGGAAGACTTGCATTCTCCTTTTCCGTATTGAGGCGATGGACCACTACCCGAAATAAACGATTCTGCCAATCAGGTTTGGATTTATCTTCGTCCTCCTCGTACACTTCATCCCCTTTAGGTGCTACACCTTTTTTGGGTGCCTCACCATCCTTAGGTCTCACGTACGTAGCTTCTGTTTGGGTCGCATCCTTTTCTTTAGTCATTTTGTCCTCCAGGTGTCCTTTTGGTGTTAGAATTAAAGGGGATCGCTATTCCAACCGAGTGAATCTCGTAGTTGGAATAGCGATCGTGGGAAATTGGGGTATGGGGTTTAACAGGTTTTCCCTCTTAAGGTACTCATCCTGGTCCCCCCAATCCCAACAGCCTCTCATTAGGTCATAAGGCCGTAATCCGACAACGGGTACTGAGCGATACGTCGCGGGAAGATGTAGGCAACGTCGCCATCATCAAAATCCGCAGCCGCAGTCGGGGTACCATCGGAGGCCTTGGCGGTGACCAATCGGCAATGCTTGGATTGGCCGGAAGGTTTCTGCACATCCACGATGTAACAGTAGTTGTTATTGGATTTGTTCATCAGCAACCACTGGCATCGATTGTACTGGGCAGATACCCCCAACTCCAGGAAGTCAATGGACGAGTCCTGGAAGTAGGTATTCACATTGTCTCCACCATCGTGGACGGCCCTGATAACCGGCTCCTGCATACGCCACGCCTCGAATTGAATCAATGCATGATCGGTGAGACCGGTCAGGTCTGATGTAAGTTTAACTGCATTGACCGCCAATCCATTCTCGACCCAATTGGAATCCGAGAACGCGGTAAATTCGGTATCGGCGGTCATCTCCTCCCCATTGGCCGCGCTGACAGAGCCGAGAACAATACCCTGGCCTGACTGTACAGTACGGTCACCCTCAGCAACACGGGTAATGGCGGTATCAATGCCCTGGAGCCTGTACCACGTAACCCCAAGACCGGTAGCCCATTCCGTAAGACGGATGACATCTGGGCACCACGGAATTTGGAGAAAGATGTCATTGGCGCCTTGGGCAATTATGGGCTGGGTGTAATAGTCTCTCATATTAAACCTCCTTTTCTACCCTAGCCTGTTGGTTAGGTTAAAGCGGTGCAGCCATGCTCCAGACGAATCATCCAATCTTCGTTCAGGATTTTGGCGGTTTTTGCCATTTTCCACCCTGAGGTGGCTCGTTGGTTCAAGGGGTCCTCGGTTCCAGCAGACCCCAACGCCTTAACGATGTTTTTCACGTTCCCCTTTTGCAGGGGGATAACCCCATAGGCGTTGCGGCCAAAAATCAGGGTTCCGTAGACATCGATGTTGGTGGAATCATCAGCAACCAATCCGGTGGCCGCAACGGCAGCCCCACCAGCCTGCCAAATCTTACAATGGTCAGTGGCCAGAAACCGGATACCGCGACATTCACCCAGCTCGATCAATTCGCCCTCATATTTGGAAAGGGCATCCTGCCGTGGGTAGTTTTCCGGAGACGTGAATTTGGTCAAGTGCTCCAGATCGTATCGGGCATCCATGTGGGTCACCCCGATGTATGAAGGCCGAATCGGGACGGTATTGGTACGGGAGTCGGGGGCAAACATCTCAGTGATTTTCTTTGCCCTGCTATTTTCCAGGGTGCGGACAATCTGGTCGATATCCGCATCCACGATGGCTGAATTGACTGTGGCTCGTGTGGTAACTACACCGGCTGCGTACCGGACCTGGGTACCAGTCAGCAGAACGTTACGGGTGAGAATGTCGGCAGTTTCGGCCATCTGATCGGAAAGTAGGTCCTTACCGATGGACAGCAAATTGGCATCCAGGCCAGTCATCAGTACCCAATCGGAGACGGTAATAAAGTCACCATACGGGGCCATGGTGGCGTAGATGGTAATGGCCGACAGCTTTTTGCCGGTGGGAGTTTTACCCTCAGGCAAGCGGGTTGTGTTTATGGGTAATTTGCCAAATCTTTTGAACTCGATCCTGGTCCCCATATTCTTGGGGAGGGGACGGATCTGTCCAAATTTGTCATAGATCAGAATCCGAGTGGAGTTTTCCAGGAGATTTCGATCGTAGTAACCCTGAATTTCACCCGGAATGTCCGAGGTAGTGGTAATAAGGGGCATAATATCCTCCTCTTACTAAATAGGTTGGGGGTACAAATGGCAGACTGGGCCTTCCCCTTAACTGTGAATTTTGGAGTCGATCAGACGAGTAAACTGATCCCTCGGTATATCCCAAACATTGGGAACACGTACGGTATCGCCCGACCCTCTCTTGTTACCAGCTTTCAAATTGAACTTCTTACGTACTGGCTTTTTTGCCCCCTTACCATTGTCGGAAGGGACTTTGACCTGTGGCCCCGCAGTAAAACCTGGGGAGCTCGGTTTAAACTCTCCAGACAGAATATCGGATTTTACCCTGTCGTAAAATTCCAGAAATCCTGCCAAAGTTGATGTAGCCTCCCGATATTCAGGTACCGAGAGCTTTTCTGCCGCGTATTGATCTATATGAGGCAACACTGTGTTCACGTGCTGCGGATCATACCGTTGCATGGCCCCCAATACCGCATCTTGAGGATTGGGGGGTCGACGGGCTGGAGAAGCAGGGGAGGGGGCCGGGGCAGGAGCTACCGTCGTCTCCAAGATTTGAGGGATAATTGCCCCTAAGGATGCCTTCAAAGCGTCGGCCAGCCAATCCGATTCATTCTGATATTCGGATAATGACTTAACCTTGACACCGCTCAAGTCAATCTCTTTGCGAGCAGGGGCCGGGGCAGCAGCGGGGGCTGGAGCTGGCCTGTAATTCGGATCGTTGATGTTGGGATGGGAAGCCCCAGGATCCCTATCATCAAGCATGCCGAACTTTCGCATAAAGTGATTGTTAAGTACCTCCTGGGCTTGGGGGTCCTGGTCCAATAATTGCACCAATCGGCTGTGGGGGCCTACCTTGACCTCGTAATCAAAACCCTTCTGGGCCAGATCGGTCATACGCTTGTGGTCAAGATTATGCTCAACCCCGTTATGGATAATGGTAAAAGTGCCGCCAGAGGATTTGTCAGCGGGGGTATGTTTGGCTACTGCGCCTTCACCGCCCCTACCTTCATCATCGCCCTCTTCGCCTTCATCAACCCCGAGTTCGATGGTGCCGTCCGCTAGAGCCTTATTGAACTCCTCGGTCGTCAAACCAAATACACCATCATCCAGACCTCCCTCTTCCCTTCTATCCAGATCGTCCCTTCTATCCTCAGCCATGATACTCTCCTTTTCGTGTGTCCTACCGCTTTCTACAGCCGGTTGCCGCAGAGTGCACAGTAGATAGGTTTAAATTCGTGTGTCTCGTTACCACCGGGTTTTCGCTCCTTGATGGGGATAACAAGCTTCATGGTAGCGTGGCAGCACGGACCATATTCCCGGTCCAGTGGATCCCGATTGCTGTAGTAATCCTCAACGGGAACTTCGTCCTTAGCCACCTCAACCATACCCTGACCATTAACCGCCTCAGATTCCTGGGGGTTCGGTTCCGCTGAGGCCGAGGATTGTTTCTCTTTCTCTCCCAAATTCGTCTTGGGGGCCTCCTCTTCTTTCTTCTTCTTCGCTGTCATGATCCCCTCCATTACGTTGTATGATTACGTCTCTCTCTAACACCAACCTCCGCATATGGATAAGAAGGTCGGAAAGTACATTCTGGTTACTGATGACAGCCCTACATGAATCCAGATCAGCAGATGGGCCTAGACGATTGAATTCGTCGAATAGCTCCCTATCCTTGGTTGAAAAGAACTCCTGGACCGCAGCCGATTTTAATAATGTTTCCGCCGCGTTTCCCATAGAGATCTTTTTATGATTATCATAATTCATGGTAGCTTCCACAAATATGGAGCTATCAGTGACGTCCCCGATAGTATAGGATAAATTCTTATCCCTTGCGTGACTCGCTATCGATCCCCTTGCTGGCCCGACCCCTCTTTTCATGATACCCCCTCCTTCCCCCATCCTAAGCTGCAGCCCTATCCATCATTCCCATTCTGGCAGTCTGCATAGCAGTTTGAGCGCTTATTCTGGCCTTTGTCATATCGGCAATAAAGCGCAATTTATCGGCCTTGGTCTGTCGAGCTATATCCATCTGCTTGGTGCGAATCCTGGTCTGGTTGCCCAGCAGAACATCCTTCAAGTCTACCCCAGCCTTCTGTGCGGCAATCTGGACCTTCATTCTTTCGGTCTTTATCTTTTCCGTTTCTATCATCTGCTGGAATTGCTGGGCTTTCTGGGCTTGTTCCTGATTTACCTTCAATGACTGTATGAATTCCTCCATAGTAGCAACATAGGAGTCGGGGTTCTTATTCCCCATATTGGCAACAAACTTAGCAGCCAGATTGTGAATCTCCTCCGGACCGATGATGCCTGGAAATATTTGATTAAGGGTGGCCAGGAATTGGAATATAGCCTGAATCTTCTTCGCCTCAGCCATACCAATTTGAGCCTCCACACCAAGATTAACCTTACACGATATCTTGCCTTGAAGTTGCTCAGGTTTTACTTCAATCTGTTCCCCAAGTATCGTGACAGTGAAAGGCTCCCTCATATTCTTGCGATAAAGCAGAGCACATTTTTTATAAAAGTCTCGGATGCCGGTTTCAGCAAACAATCTACATATCATATCGATGCGCTTCTGCCCAGCCTGCTGTATCATATCCATACCGGTGGCAGTCTTATTCAAGGAGTCGGCATCGGTGCCCTGGTTATAACGGGTGGATCCCGTCCTATTCTCTTTCATCCCATCAATATATTCGATCAACGAGAGGATGCGAGAATCAAATGGCTGCGGATACTGGGTTTCAACCTTGCCTGGGTCCATAAGAATGGTATCGCCGGGTATATTCTCCAGTAATTCCCGAATTGGGACTTTTCCCCCAGGCTTAACAAATGTCCGACCTAGGGTAGAAAAATCGAAGTTATCCAGTACTCTCCTTATTATCATGGTCTTGAGATTTTGAAGATCAGTAATAAGGTCAACGTATGCAATGCCGAAGAGTTTATAACAATCTATAATAGGAGAGAGAGCCGATATCATGATTGCATCGTCATCGTTCTCTTCCCACCGTAGCAGTATTTCATCCTCGGCTACCCAGCACTTTATGTCCTCAAGCAGACCATCATTATTGATATCAACCCTGGTGTACCACTGGACAATAGAAAGGGTTTGCTTGGGGTCGAGTTTGTCATCCATACCATCAAATATAGAATAGGCACTTTGTACGCCTGATGTATCTTCGGCCCCATCCATATAGGAGGAATACTCAGAGTTGTCGATGGATCTATCATTTTGAAGATAATACTTGAGCTTGTTAAGCCCAGTAAAAAAGTTTTTCCCTTCCTCCTCCTTATAATCCCTATTAACCCGAAGGAGATAGTCGAGGGTAACCTTGCTGCGATACCCTTTGCCGTATTCATCATTCATGAACTTGGCATCCTTACTTACCAGGACATCCCAATGGGGGAGATTTTCCACTATCAGTGAGGACTCTACTACATCCTCTACATCAACGTCAATATCGGAATAAGTGCCATCACCATTATCAGTATACTCCTGCAACTCCATATCTGGTTGTTCTATGATAAGCTGAAGCTGCTGATAATTGGCCTGAGGGAATCTTACCTGAGATGTCTTAGTGAGAGTATTCCACCCCTCGGAGATGAAAGCGGTATCGGATACCAAGGCGTCCTTAAACCACTGATAGAGTAGTATATATAAGCTCCTCTCATCATCATCATTGAGGTCCGTCTGTATCTTTTCCATCAATGCCTTGCCAACAATGGGAGGTTGTCCCTCTATTGTTATTTCCACTTTGGGGTCGGAGGAGACAAAGGTTGACATGAGACTTGGCATTATCCATTCTACCGTTTCGATCACATCCCGGCTCATGAATTTGGATCTACCCTTTTTCTCGTTACCAAAGGGCTTTCCGTAATACCTATCCCAATTCTTGGTTCTGTTGTCTGATTGGAGTTGCTTTACATAATCATCGGCCTTCTTGATTTCGTCTACTACTGTATCCTCGATTGAGGAGAATAGAGACTTTATTGGCATTCCAGACTTGGAATCGGTAGAATATTCATTTGGGGATACCCCCTGACTTCTAGAATTGGACCTAGCCATTTAACTCTCCCTTCTACCCCTTCTCCTCACCCAACACAAATCTCTCGTATAGGGGAATTAGGTCATCGTTGAGTTTGCCTTGATTGCTTAGGCGCTCCAGGGTTCCTTTGATCAACCCCAACATTGTTGGCCCTATTTCAATGGGTTTTACCCGTATGGATTCCGGATCCCAAGCTAGAATCTTCCCCCCATTCCCATCATCCTCTTCCCGAAGGTTTAGGGCCTTATGCTCCATCTCGGAAAATGATAACTCCTCGCGGAATTTCCTCATTATCTTAAGAGTAGAATAAGACCCCTCCTTCGGTAAGTTGTGGAGAAGAAGCAATCTCTCCATAATGGATAATTTCACCGTCAGTCTCAGCCCAGTTCCTTCATACGATTTTCCCCCTAATTTCCGTCCTTCCATAAGTCCCTCCTCGGCCTACATTGTCTAGGTTAACGTTTTGGTACACATGATATAAAGTGCGGTACCATCGACGTCCCGGCATTTAAGCAGGGTATCAACATTCCCGGTATCGGTCTGGATCATGTGGCCAGCGCCTTTGGTCCAACCCGCAAAGTCGAACAGGAAGGCATCATCATCCACATCATCGGTACCTGCCCCCCCATCATTCACGACCCGAATGCAGCTTACCACTGAACCGTTGGGATCGGAGGTATCCCCATCAGAGTAAATCTCCGCCTGGATCGCTGCCATGGTACCCCCCTGGACAGCTTGATCGGCAATATGGAGGGTGGCTCGCATCGCTACCCCGAGCCCGCTGATCTTTCCGGTATCACCAAAATTCAGGCTGATGTGGGCACCGTGGGCATTACCGGCCGTTACGTCCTCCACCGTGGTGAAAATACGGGCAGCCTCCCCTCCACCACCAGCCCCACTGAGATAAAGGCGCAAGTATAAGGCTCGGTTATCGCCGGAGGTAGCCCCGTTTTCGATGTATGCTTGCAGAAATTTGAGGTCTGCTTCATCCCGTACCACTCTATTGGTAGAACTACCCAACAAGATACGTCGCGGGTCGGCAGGGTCGAGGTGGAGGCTTAACATTTGGCGCAAGGCTGAATGCATCCCAGCGTCGGTGATGGCCCGAAGGTAATGGTTCATGTTGTTGATTAGCATTTTTTATCCTCCTAAAAGTTTGGTATCGGTTGCCCCCCTACCGGATCATCCGCCCTTACATTTCCCTGTCCCTATCCTCTATCATCTTGGCGCGTAATTCATCGTACGTGCCGTGTGGTGAAGATACGGTGGCGTTGTTGACGTCATCAACCAAGTCTATTCCACATACAACCGTTCTTAGGGCATCAGCAAAATGTGAGGACCAATCATGTACTGGAAGTAGGCGGAATATCCCATTCTTGGCATCCCAATCCCGTCGATAGGAGGCCAACGCACTAACCCCGTGCTCGCAGTTAGTGATGTCAAAATATAGAGAGGAAAACTTAGATCTAACGTATTCTACCCCAACCCTTACGTCACTTACTCTCGGAACTGTGACAAACTCTATCCCAACTTCCGCAGCTATCTCTTTGATACTTTTTACGTCTTCCCCTGATGTATGCTGGGGGCGCTCTATATCGTGGGGGGCTAAATGAGTACCGTACCTATACCCCCTCTCATCCATTACACTCTTATAGTGGAGGAGCCCTTTGGAGTATGCCCAATAGAGGTCTATCAGTTTTATCATGAACCCATCTATCTGGAAGAACCAGATAACCATATCATCACCCTTACCGGCTCCTAAATCCCACCCAGTATGAACTGGTAGATAGTTATTGTAAGGTATGTGACATACCCTTCCTCTCTTCCTGGCTTCCATAACTTCGGATCCGTAGTACGCCCCAGGCATAGTAGCCTCAAAACTGCAGTAATACTCCTGCCTTATCAGCTCCTCCGACATCCCAGACTCTCTCTCCTCCTCCATATCGGCTTCGGAGAGTACTCCTGTGTGAGTAATATCAAGAAGCTCGCAGAACCATTCTGGGTTCTTCTTAGCCATCTCGTATAATAGGAATCCGTGATTGTGACCGCGTGGGGTATAATTGAAGAGCGCCCACCCCTTATTTACTTTGAGGATAGGTCGGATAAAGTTCCAGGCATCGGGATTCTGCAGTGAATACTCGGAGTATATAACCCCTATTGGGTTGGTACCTACTATCGAATCAATATTGTCTGACCCGCAGATCTGGATAATACTGCCTTTCTTCAACTTGATCTGCATTTCCGTATTATTAGTGCCAGAGCGGATAGCCTCAGGTATATGGTTGATGTACTTGAACCCGTCCGAGTCGATCCCATCCCATATGATTTTCTTTCCCTGCTTGTAGGTGGGGAGAAAATAGAAATAGGTCCCCACCCGCTTGTGTGCTTCCTTGCAGATGAGGTTGAGCATAGTTTTATCTTTACCAGCTCTTCGGTGCCAGATGGCTACTCCACGCTTATACCCCTCCGCTAGGCAGTTATATAGAGGCTTCTGATACCAGCGCGGCTCATAATTATACGGTATGGTAATGGCTGGCATTAGTACTCTCCCTTGTTGCTGCCTTCTCCGGTATTGAAGCTATCTATAATCAGAACTTGGGTTCTATCCGATTGATCCGGTTCTTTCATCCTGGTCATTTCGGCTGCCAACTTTACCCCATCCAGTCTGATCTTATTATCTACCATCTTATTGGAGTATACAAACGTCCCATCCTTTGCTAATTT